ATGGGGGATGTTTACCTAAAGGTAGCACAGCCTAAGGACGGCTCACCCCGCGTTTATCTGCAATTGGTAGACCCTCATTTTGTGGTTGATAAATCAGCCGACGAGCGGGGATATATCACCTATTGCAGGATAGATATTCCCCAAAAACGCAGAGTAGGCGATAAGATAGAAAACTACATACACACCGAGATATGGACACAAGAGGACTACCGCCGCTATGAACACAAAAACGGGGTAGGGTGTTCTCTGGGTCAACTAGGGCAACCAATGGAAACAATACCCCTTTCAGAGTGGGGTATTGACTTTGTGCCTATCGTTCACGCCCGCCACATTAACATAGGCGGGGAATATGGCTTAGGCTGTTTTACTCTGCAATTGTCTAAAATTGACGAGGCCAATATTATGGCCTCAAGATTGCACAAAATGTTGTTTCGTCATAATGACGTAACATGGGCTTTACAATCTAACATGGTGACGCAAGACGGCCGACCTATCCCCGCTCCTCGGATAACAGATTCAACAGGAACGGAAGCCGATATTTTAGAGCTAGGGAGCGACCGCATTGTAAAACTACCCGGCAATTCTAGCTTAACCCCTTTAATTCCTAACCTAAACTATACCAACTCTCTGGACATTTTGGAGGCGCAACTTGCAGAAATCGAGAGAGACTTACCCGAAACAATGTATTATAAAACCAAAGACTTGCCAGAAATGAGCGGCAAAGCGTTACGGCTTGTCCTATCTGCGGCCGTAGCCAAAGCATATGAGGCGCGGGGCAACTATGAAGATGCTTTAATTAGAGCGCAGACTATGGCCTTAACCATAGGGCAAAATATAGGGGCATGGGACGCGGCCGGTATAGGGGATATAGGCAATTACAAGAGCGGGGACTTTGACCACCACTTTGCCGAGCGTCCTATCATTCGCACCGGCCGGGACGAGCAAGCCGAAGTAACCAAAATTGAGGTTGAATCTGGTATCCCGTTAACTACCTCGCTTCGCTTGTCAGGGTGGACACAAGAGGAAATAGAAAAAATGCAAGAGGATAAACAAGCGGAACAGCAAGCGGCACAGGTTAACCTTGCTAGTGCCTTACTCAGCGCACAAGAAAATATGAACGGCAATTCTAGTAATGGGTTAGAGCAGGGGTAAGCCATGCCAGAGCCAACGGCCGTAACTATTGCCCTACAGTTTCAAGAGCAACTAGCAAAAGGTAACGCGGACTATTCCGCTCTAATGGCTAGACGCTGGTTAAGTGTGGAAAATGAACTAGAGGGCATTATAGAGGCTCTTGCTACTGAACTATTAGAGATGAAAGAAGAGGGGTTGTATATCAGGCGTGAAAAGTTAAGAGAGTTAAACCGTTATCAGCAACTACTCTTGCAATTAGACACTCAGATAACTTCCTTCATTGACAACTCAACCGACGAGCTAGAAAGCGAACTAGAGGCAACGCAAGAGGAAACGATACAGCACACCATTGAAGCTATTGCCGTACAATCCGGCCGGGGCGTGGCCTCAAGTCTCAACCGTCTAGGTATAGCCCCTAGCGAGAAAATAGCAGGGTTAGCCAGAGCGGGGCAACCGCTAGGGGAGATACTTAACCGGGCTTACCCCTTAGCGGCTGAGGCCATAACCCAAAAACTCATAACTGGCACTGCTTTGGGCTGGAATCCTAGAAAGACGGTACAAGAGATAATGAGAAACGGCGGGCTAGATACTGCGTTAAATCACCTCTTGTTAGTAGCCCGTGACCAGCAGATAAGAAATTACAGAGAGGCGAGCCGCGACGTTTATCAACAAAGCGGGGTAGTTTATGGGTATATGAGGATAGCGGCAAAAAATGACAGAACGTGTATGGCCTGTCTAGCTCTTGACGGTACGGTGTGGCCTACTTCTAAAATGATGCCCCTACATCCTCAAGATAGATGTAGCATGATTCCCCTAGTTAGCGGCCGGGATGTGCCAGAGTTTGACAATGGGTTAGACTACTTTAAGAGCCTAAGCCCTAAACAACAAAAGGAGCGGCTAGGGGAAGTCAAGTACAATATGTGGCAAAAAGGGGAGTTTGAATTAAGTCAAATTGTATCGTTTAGGGAGAATGAAACATGGGGAACGTCTACCCGCATTACTACGGTTAAGGATTTAATTAAAGGGCGGGGGGGACTGCCTAAAAATCAAACTTACTCGCCACAAGATTTACAGGCACTATTCAACGCTTCGAGAAATAGATAGTTATCTATATTTGACATTTTTGTTAGTTATACTTAAACTAATATTGATTAGTACAACTATGAAACTTACGTTACTCTACGGTTAAAAGAGGAAGGAAAAAATATGTTATTAGGGAATTTGTTCAAATTTAGCCCAGATGAAACGTCCGGGAGCGGTGAGACTACACAAGCCCCACCCCCTGCCCAGAGTGAAGCCGGGAACGCGCCCGAAGAAAAAAGCGGAAAAACATTCACTCAAGCCGACGTTGAAAACATTGTTAAAGAGCGTTTAGAACGCGCCCAAAAACAAGCAGATAAAAAAGCGGCTGATGCGGCTAAAGCGGCTGAGGAAAAAGCGCTCGCTGACAACTCGGAGTTCCAAAAACTCGCAGAAAAGCGGGCGGCGGAATTGCAAGAGTTAAGCGGTAAGGTTCAAACTTTAGAGCAGGTACAAGAAAAAGCCAAGCGGTACGAGAAAAGTCTTTCGACATTTCGTGACCAATTAGCCACAGGGGTAAGCCCTGCAATTTTGGCACTGCTCAAAAATATGGACATCGCCGACCAGCTAGACTGGTTAATTGCGAATCCTCAGAACGGCAACAAAACACCATTCCCAACTACCCCCGCCCCAGTTGACGGGCGTATGACTGAACAAGAGAAGAAACAACAGCCTTACTTCAAGGCACGATTATAAGAGGATAATTATGACAAATTTAACGATTACCGACACAGCGGTAAAACTGGTTAAATCTATTGAAGTTTTTCCCGCTCCGGCCGGTGAGGCTATTAGCGCGGGTCAATACTGCCGATTTGACACCAGTACAGGCAAATGGACTAAGGGTAACGGGTCAACCTCTGCTGAATCTCGGTTGGGTGGTATTGCCCTCCAAACAGTAGCGGCAGGGGAAACGGTTGACGTTTTGCGTTATGGGTATTTAGAGGTAGGCTCTGCCCTCTCTGCTCTTGGCTATGATGCTAAGGTTTATCTTAGTGACACTGATGGCACACTAGCCGACAGCCCCGGTACTATCGGGCGGGTTGTGGCTACGGTTTGGCCGGGGTGGGGTGCAACTACAGCAGATAAAATCTTGCGGGTTGACTGCTCTGGTGACGGCAGTTCTGGCATTGGCTCGGCTTTGATTAGTGGGGGCGGCCCCGGAAATCATACCGTGACGGGCATTACTACGGCCGATAAACTGGTTAAGGTTTATCACATCAGCACCGCCGCAAGCATCGCTACAATGGCAGATTTAACCAGTGAGTTTACCATTAGCGCGGCTAACACCATTAACAACGAAGATGAAACGGACACCACAAACGACCAGTTGCTTGTTTTCTGGAATCGGTTATAAGGTTTAGGAGAAAAACAACATGGCTACTTATGGTTTTATCGATTTACAACATCTTTATAACACCCGCGTTAATCAGGTAGGGGTACGGCGGGTTTATGACGCGGTGCGAGAATCTGCCGCAGAGCATACCCGCATTATTAACGAGGCTATGCGCTCTTTGGTGGAACGTACCACTACTGCTAAAGAACAAATTGAGTTGCCCGGTTCTGGCACATTACAGCCATTAAACGAAGCGGGCAACCCCTTGCCTGTCGTTCACTCTGGTTCCTATGACGTGGCTTACCCCATTAAACATGCAGGTACTGCGTGGGGGACTAACCGCGTTAGTCGGGCATTGCTCACAGTAGAGGAAGCCGACCGCCAAACGATGGAAGCCCAACGCAGTGATGCGGAATGGTTACGCCGTCATATGTTAGCGGCCTTACTCGACAATACCACTTGGACATTCACGGACAAGGCGGGTATTGGTGGGAGCAAGGGTTTAGGCTCTTTAACTATTCAGCCATTGGCTAACGCTGACAGTGTGGCCTATGTGCGCCGGGGAACTGGTACGGCTTCTACAGATGACCACTACTTAGCACAAGCCGGGGCAATCGCTGACAACGCCAACCCTTACCCCACTATCTACGACGAACTGATGGAACATCCTAGTAATGCGGGCGGTATCGTTGTTGTCTATATCTCTACCTCATTAAAGGCCACAACCCGCATCCGTTACTACCTCGTCATACTGCCCACCGACGACAGTCCACCCCAAACGGGTAGCCACATCGCCTAAAACAGTATGCAGATATGCCTTGAATGTCGCAGTAGAGTAGGGGGATAAAACAGCCATTACTTACCTCTTTTCTTAGGTTCGGCCGGGGGTAAAACCGCATCGTTAACCGCTTCCAAAATATCAGCAATCGCCTCAAGTTGAAACAATCCTTTCACTCTGGGGTCACGGTTGGTACGGTTTAGAAGTTCCAATAAAGCCGCGTCAATGTGTAGTTTAGAGGCCAGTTTTTGACTAGCCTCTAAAACACGTTCCCGCGCATTAGCTTCACGTTTTGCTAATGAGCCTAAGTCCATTTTACACCGCCAAAGGAGTGCTGTAGCCTGTCGGAATTTGGTAAGTACCGTTGCCCACTTGGTAAACCAATGCACCAACACGGTTAGACACCCCAAAACCACACATGCGGAGCATACGCATCTCTTGCAAATTCCCGTCAGGGCTTGCCGTTTCGGTAAAAAACCCTTGCAACTCGGTGGCTTCGTATTCCCGCATTTTGAGAACAGCCCCGCCGCCTGTAGCATGGGCAATCATATACCCGGCCGGTAAGGCAGACCATTCAATGATATAGCAGGAATCACACCACCCTAAGAACTCGTCACCTAACCCCACAGGGATGTTTGCCTGTAATTGGTCAGCGTTGACACTACGGGTAATGTTGCTTTCTTGACGTTCCACGAAATTAGTAAGGGCGCGGGTAGTGGCTTTTAAGGAAGTGGCAATATAAACCACCACGATACCACCAGCGTTACTAGGATGCTCCATTAGTTCATCGTAGATAGTTGGGTAAGGGTTGGCATTGTCAGCGATTGCCCCGGCTTGTGCTAAGTAGTGGTCATCTGTGGAAGCCGCACCAGTTCCCCGGCGCACATAGGTCACGCTATCAGCATTAGCCAATGGTTGAATGGTCAAAGAGCCTAAGCCCTTGCTCCCACCAATACCCGCCTTGTCCGTGAATGTCCAAGAGGTATTGTCGAGCAGAGCCGCTAACATATGACGGCGTAACCATTCCGCGTCACTGCGTTGGGCTTCCATCGTTTGACGGTCGGCCTCTTCTACTGTGAGTAATGCCCGACTAACTCGGTTAGTTCCCCATGCCGTACCAGCATGTTTAATGGGGTAAGCCACATCATAGGAGCCAGAGTGAA